GCGTTGAAGTTTGCCGAAGAGCACAAGGGCATCCAAGTCTCGGCGCAAGCTGAAGGCTCGCCCTACATCGTGGAGAACATCATCGTACCGCTGCGCTCGCTCGGTAATGATGAGGACTACGTGTATCGTGACCGCTCGTTGGCGGTGGACAAGTCGGTGGGCGATTGGTTGAACCTGCGCCTGCCCGAACCGGAGATCAAAGACCCGGTGATGGTCCCCAACAACAAGTACCCGATCTACAGCCCGTTTGCCTCCACGATTCTGTATGACCTGATGAACGGTCGTCTGAGTACGGAAGCCTTCCGTGGCTACTACAGCGATCGCGAACTGCGTGCGGTGCTGCAGCGCTTTGAGTACCTGCTCGACTTCGACCCGTGCTTCCGTGAAGGACTGGATCTGCGTTACATCGCTATCCATGCCCACAACGCGCTGATCGAATACGAGGTGGACATCTACCAGTGGCGCATGCTCTCCCGTGCCGTTCGCATTTACTTGCAAGATCGTGTGGACCTTACCCAGTTCCTTTCGATCAAGAAAACGCTGATCTAATGGCCTCATAGCCCCGGTGGGAAACCACCGGGGTTCTACCAAGGATTTACCATGGCAGACAATCCCGTTCTGATCAAACACGATGGCGAAGGCTTCCGTGTTTGGAATATCAACCAGCTCTACACTCCTGGTAAGGATGAAGGGCATGTGCCGAACATCGATGACCTGGTCATCGATTACACCCAAGGCTTCTTCCGCGTGGTGGCTGTGAACCTGGACTCGGGCGTCTCCTCGCTGGTTCCGTGGGAAGCAACGCCGGTCAATCCCAGCACCGGTGTGGACTACCTCATCGGCGATGGTCCGGGTACCGTGTCCGAACAGTTCCGCGTGTGGATCAACGACAGCGTTGTGCCGCATTCGCTGGCGGTGGACGGTGCGCTGTACATCCGTGGCGAGAAGTCCAGCTACGTCAAGATCTTCCGGGGCACCGACGTCAGTGAACGTGGCGAAGTCATCTCCGCCGTTTACGACAGCGCGCACAACTTCCTCGGTGAGAACGTGCCGTTGATGCTGTGCGACATGCCCAATGGCGTGAACTACGCCAACAAGACCGTGGCGCCGTGCTACACCAACACCAAGCTGGTCGATGGCGAGATCGTCTCGGTGGTGGCTTACTCGGCTGACAACCAGCCGCTGTATGTCAATCACCTCACCGCCAAGAACAGTGCGATCATCCGTACCACCGATGCCTCGATGAAGTACATCGTCGATGTGTCGCTGGAGTCGCCGTTCCTGTCCGACTCGGACCCGACCAAGCTGGTCTACCCGATCAACATGCCGGTGGAGAACCTGAACCTGTACGGCGTGGTCACCTACTCCGACGGTTCCAAGTCGCGCCTGCCGGTGGATGGCACCAAGTTCTCCGTCTTCGGTCTGGACAACTTCATCGCCACCATCGAAGGTATGTCGATCCCGCTGGTGCTGACCTATCACCTCGGTGATGGTGAGTACAACTACCTGGCCGAACCCACGGCCGAGCGCACCATTTCCAAGCTGTACAGCGCCACCACCGGCAAGTTCGATGGTGCCTTCAGCGTCAAGCTGTACGCCTATCCGGAATGGGTCAACGATCAGGTCGGCTACCGTCTGGCCTACCGCCTGTACACCGGCGACCGCGAAGATTTCTACGAAGTCACCAACTTGGTGCAGCCGACGTCGGAATCGCGCAGCTTCGATCCGTTGCTCTATGGTGTGACGCAGAAGATTGCCGTGGCAATCAACCTGCGCAACGTCGATCAGCGCTTTGCCAACTACCGCCATGTCCAGAGCTTCGAGATCACGCTGCGTGCGCGCGGCGACGATGCGGCACAGGACAACTGGACCGTTGGCTTCTCGCCGAACCAGGACCCGCCGTACGGTCGCAGTGTGGTGGCGCGTTCGCGCTTCATCAACACCGGCAACTGGGAACTGGATCTGTCCTCGGGCTGCTCGACGCTGGAAGAATGGCTCAACCTGATTTACTACCGTACTCTGCCCATCTACGATCCGACTACCGAGGCCAAGCCGCCGGAGCCGAACATCGTGATGGTCCGCGTGGGGCAGCATCAGGTCGAGTTCCCGATCGCGATGTGGAACACCCTGATCACCGCTCACGAGATGGTGGGCGAGGGTGGCCTGATCTACCTGCACTTCCTGCGCCGCAATTCCACCACGGATTTGCAGCTGGGCGTGTCGGGCATGGTCATGCACCAAACTCCGCAAACGTAAACCGAATGCCCCTGCACCGCAAGGTGCAGGGGCATTCCTCCCTATGCGAGATATGACATGATTCTGTTCCAAGAAGATTGGCAGCGCTATCCTAGCGCCGATATTGACCGGCAGACCACCAACCGATCCTTCAAGGATCTGGCTCTGCTGTACCGTGACATGGGCGTCAAGAACCACGCCTTCCTGCTGTCGCTGATGCAGCCTGAGCTGTCCGGCGTGGATGTGCATGACAAGAGCTTGGATGCGGTGACGATGGCAAGGATTGCCACGGAAGCTGAATTCAACCCCTGGTTCGTCTTCCGTGAAATCACCCGCCTGCCCCCCAACTCGGGTATCGAGCCGATCCGCTTTGACGCCAATCGTGGCAACATCGCGCTGTACTGGTGCTTCTTCAACCACATCGACTCGGCCAACATTCAGCCCCGTCAGACCGGTAAGTCCGGTTCGACTGACTGTCTGATCTTGGACCTGCTGTACATCATGGCACGTTCCACCAAGATCATGATGATCACCAAGGATGACATGCTACGACAATTCAACGTCGAGCGACTAAAGGGCATTCGAGAGTATTTCCCCAAGTGGATGCTCAAGATCTCTTCGGAAGATGCCAACAACCAGAAGGAGCTGACCTGTAAGGAATACGGCAACTCCTACATCACCGGCGTGGGTCGTTCCTCGGCTACGGCAGCCAACAACCTGGGCCGTGGCCTGTCCACCCCGATCCTGCACGTCGACGAAGGCCCGTTCATCAGCCACATCGGTACCACCATCCCGGCAGCGCTGGCATCGGGTACCAAGGCACGTGAGCAGGCCGCTGAAGCCCGTCAGCCCTACGGCAATATCTTCACCACAACCGCCGGTAAGATCGATGACCGCGATGGTCGTTACATGTACGATCTGATCATGGGCGGTACGGTGTGGACCGAGCGCTTCCTCGATGCGCGCAACATCCGTCACCTGAACATGCTGGTGGAAAAGAACTCGGCTGGTGGTAAGAAGCCGATCATGAACATCACCATGTCCCACCGTCAGCTGGGTCGTGACGATGCGTGGCTGTACAAGGTCATGTCCGAGAATAACGTGTCCGGTGAAGAGGCCGACCGTGACTTCTTGAACGTGTGGACCTCCGGTTCGCAGCGCTCGCCGCTGTCGGCTCTGCTGAACGACTCCATCCGCTCTTCGGAAATGGACCCGCTGCATTATGAGGAATCTCCCGATGCCTACATGATCCGCTGGTACATCCCGGAAGATCAGATTCAGGAGATGCTGGACTCGGGTCACTACTCGGTCGGTCTGGATACCTCCGACGCTGTGGGTCGCGACGCCATTGCCATGGTCATTACCGACATGCGCGATCTGTCCACGGCCGGTGTGGGTTCGTTCAACGAAACCTTCCTGCCGCGCTTCTCTGGCTTCCTGCTGTGGTTCATGTTGAAGTACCGCAAGACCATCCTGATCCCGGAGCGTAAGTCTTCCGGTCAGGCGATCATCGACCATCTGCTGCTGCACCTGCCGCTGCATGGCGAAGATCCGTTCAAGCGTATCTACAACAAGATCGTGGACAACTACCGCGAAGATCCGCAGGCCTTTGCCGACATCCAGCGCAGCATGAACATGCGCGATGACAGCTTCTACGAGCGTCGCAAGTCCGCCTTTGGTTTCAACACCAATAAGGACTCTCGCCTGTTGCTGTACACCACGGTCCTGCAGAATGCTGCCAAGACCGCCGGTCACACCGTGCGTGACAAAACGCTGTCCAACGAAATCCGCAAGCTGGTGGAAAAGAACGGTCGCATCGACCATGAAAGCTCCGGTCATGACGACCATTGCTTTGCGTGGCTGATGGCGCACTACTTCCCGACCATGGGCAAGAACCTGTCCTACTACGGTATCGACACCTCCGAGGTGTTGGTCAACCTGGGGTACAACGGTCGCGCGATTTCCGAAGAAGAGCGCAACGCCCGTGCGATGCAGGAAGAAGCCATGAAGGAAATGGAATCCATCATGGAAGTGCTGAAAGATCCGCGGATCGATCAGATGGTGTCCTACAAGTACGAAAACCGCCTGCGTGTGCTCTCCAGTCGCGTGGAGCAGCGTTACGACATGGACGCCCAGTCGGTGGACCAGATGATCCGCCAAGCCTCTGAGGAGCGCCGTAAGCGCATCCAGATGTCCGTCCAGCAGAACCGCTTGGGCATGGACCGTAAGAACGACCTGCCGTCTCTGGGACGCGCTGGCTCGTTCCTGCGTGAGGCCGGTGGTTTCGCACAACGTGGTCCGTTGGGTCTGCCCAACAACCGTTACTTCTGACGGCATAAAGCCCTCCTCCCCATCATCGGGGAGGAGGGCGATATGTCATTGTGCCATTGCTTCTTCGACGCGGCGGATCTTGGCTTCCCACTCGCACGACTCGGGCATCGGGTAGACGACCTTGTGCAGTGCATTGAGGGTTTTCTGATACGCCAGCTCGACGCCGTTGGCATCATCTGCCGGGGCGTACGTTACCGTGGTGACTTCCTTGCCGTTGAGCGCACGGGCTTCAGCCTCGATGTGCGCAATTCGCATCTCCTTACCTTGCATCCACGGGAAGAGGGTGCAATCGTTTACCAACATCACAGTTACCTTCAGCTTGACCACTCGCGCCAGTTCCGCCGAGAACGGACGGGGCACCATGCGAGTATGGGTCTCGCGGCTCTCAACCTTCAGGAGTTTTTCCCAAGGGCCAGAGAAAGGAAGGCAATCATCATTGGTCATCTTTCACGCTCAGTATTGAAGAGTATTCGGCCGAGGGAAGACACGATACAAGTGCGCCCGGATGGCGTACATGTGCGGGTAGCGCGTCCATCGCAAAAACGGTGTGCACAACAGCGGGTAGGTCACAAGCTCGAACAACCGGGGATCGAACAGATGTCGGTGCTGCTCGCTCACCGATCCACTGACTTCGTAGACGGTGTGTTTGGTACTGGGAATCCACCACCGGGTGTAGTGGGTACAGTACACGATTTCACGAGCAGTGACAAAGAAGTCGATTCCCTCTCCATCTTCGGACGGGCGTACCACTTCCACCGAGTCTTTGGAGTAACCCTCGTAGACTTTGGTGGTGGCCGGACCTCGGACGGAGTCAATGCAAACACCGATGAAGTAACGCACTGCGTACCAGAACGAATTCAGCATGCGCGCCGCCGAGGCGGTTGCGCTGTAATCCTCCGGTTTACGTTGATGATTATGGATGGTCAGCTCTGGTAGTAGTTCATGGCCAGCGTACGCAGCACGATGTACAGCTGCACGCCAGTCCGGACGCTTGCGATAGCCGCCGCGTTACGGGAGTGAATCGCCATCGACACGATTTCTTCAGAGAGCTTTCGGGTCAACAGCAAGGTGGGGTCAGACATGCGCGAGGCGGTGTACAGTGCACGCAGTCGTTGCAGCAGGGCCGACGGATCGGTGGTGTGGGTAGCCAGGTTGCGCTCGGCCATCATCACGCCAAAAGCATGGATCAGCGTTTCACTGATCAGCTTGTCGATCTTTTCCTGGTCACGACCGCTGTGGTTGGAGGACATCCATTCCAACGCTTCGGTCAACGACTTCAGGGAACTGGTGGGCATGGCATCGTGGATGATGCGCGCCAGCTCAGGCCGGACGAACGAGTTCTTGTTACTCACCACAGTCAGCGCGTAGCGGATCATGGTGGAATGGTTACGGGTCTTGTCCTTCAGCACCATGGTGCCGTCGATGTCGATCACCGAGTTGTCGGTGCCGATGCGCCCACCCTCATCACGAACCTTGTAGAACACAGCCGTCATCGACTTGACGATCTCACGCAGACGACCCTGGATGTCAGACACCATGTAGATGATGTCCTTGTCCCG